GAAGAAATACAACATAAACCGTTTATGTTAATCACAGTTGCAAGGCAACTATTACTTGGTGCTTTGAATTTCGACCCAAAAAAAGTGGTTCCGATTGAAGAAGTCGATTTCATACTGGAAACTATGTTGGAAGAAACTAACATATCTGATTTGTTTGCAGATTTAGTAAAGCTGTTAGAGGATTCAAGTTTTTTCAAGAGCCTTCAAAAGAAAACACCGAAGAAGAAATAATTGCCGATTCTTTAGAAGGTAAAAACGAAGATGTGCATACAACTTCATTCGTAGAACAAATCCATAATGTGTTGTTGCCAAACGCTCTAATGATAGGAGTAGACTATGATTTGTTTTGGACATTAAATCCTAAGTCAATTAAACCCTTTATTAGGGCGTTTGAATTAAAGCAAGAACACGAAAATCAAATTGCTTGGTTGCAAGGTATGTACATTCGATTGGCAATTATAAGTGCGTTTAATAAAGAAGCTAAATATCCTTCAAAACCATTAACAAATAAACAAGCAACACCTAAACTTTCCCCAGCAGAAGAAATAAAGCAAAAGATGTTTAGGCAAATGCAAATTATAAATTCCCGATTTGATAAGGGGGAAGAACATGGATAATAATATAAATATACGAATCAAAACAATACTTGGTTCTTTAATCCCTACAACCAAAAAAGCGTCACAAGAATGGCGGTCATTTGGCAAAAGTGTTTCTGATTCCAATAAAAGTTTTTCAAAAATATATCCGCAAATAAGAAAAACCAATATGAGTNTGACNAACTTGACAAAAGATGCAAATAGAGCCAGCAAAGGTTTTTCTGGTATGTCTGGTAGTTTACTCAACTTAAAAAGGGCATTGGGTGGACTAAGTTTCTATATGTTATATCGTGGTATTTCAAATGCAGTAGAAAGTGCTATGGATATGATAGAAACTGCAAACTTGTTCAGCGTTGCTCTTGGTGAATTGGCAGTCGAAACAAACAATACAGTTAAGAGTATGAGCGAATTAACTGGACTCGACTTGACAAATATGCAAACTGCGATTGGTACATTTGCATCATTATCAAGGTCTATGGGGTTAACAGACAGACAAGCACAAAATTTATCGACAACTTCTTATAGATTGGCTTTGGATTTAGCATCATTATATAATGTAGACATATCGCAAGCACTTGGAGATTTAAGGTCTGGTTTAGTAGGTCAATCAGAAACCGTTTATAAATATGGTATAGATGTCACCGAAGCNAGTTTAAAAACAGAAGCATTGGCACAAGGTATTACAAAATCAGTTAGAAATATGTCGCAAGGCGAAAAAATGGCTTTGAGATACGCAGTAATGATTAGACAAACGGCTTTGGCTCAAACAGACTTTGCGAGAACGATTGACCAACCAGCTAACCAATTAAGAATTTTATCAGAACGATTTGTAACACTTGGAAGGTCTATTGGTACTATTTTCATTCCTATTTTACAAAAAGTATTACCGTACTTGAACGCTGTATTGAGTGTGTTAATAAATATTGCCAATACCATTGCTTCATTTTTTGGTTATAATGAAGATACTGCAAAGGTGATTAATACAAGTTTTGGTGGTATAGTTGAAGATTCAGACGAACTTGGAGATAATTTAGACGGTGCTACTGGTTCAGCTAAAAAACTTAAAAACGCATTAGCTGGATTTGATGAAATAAATGTACTTGGAACTAAGCCAGAAGCTGGGAGTGCTGGTGGAACTGGTGCGATAGCTGGTGGTATGGATTCGTCATGGCTTGAAGATATTAGTTATGACTCGTTGTTTGATACTATAAAGCAAAAATCCAAAGAGTTAGAAAGCATTGTTCAACCTATATTGGAAAATATATTAAAAACCGTTGTTTTAATAGGTATTGGTTTTCTATCTTGGAAAGTTACTAACGCAATAGTAGATATTTCAAGACTTACAACTGAATTGTGGAAAGCATTGACTGCTACAAATACATTAAGTGCAGCGATGTATGGCAAATCTGGGTTAGCTGGAACAAAAGGAACTACTCTGTTAAGTGGTGTGAATTGGAAACTTCTGGGGTGGACTGGTGTTTTAGCTACTGCAATAGCAAGATTTGTGGAATTGTATGCTGAAAATGAAAACTTTAGAAAAGGTGTAGAAGGTGTAGGAAAAGTATTTGAATGGCTTGGAGATAAAATATATGAGTCTTTAGGTAAATTTAGCATCTGGATGCAACCCGTAATTGACGATTTGAAAAAACTTGGTATAGATATGTCAGATGTTTTAATTACTTTAGGTGGTATAGTATTATTATTTAATCCAGCAACTGCACCGTTCGGAGTCGCACTTTTAGCAATAGAAGGTATAACTATTGCGTTAAGAGCATTAGGCGATTTCTTAAGCCCAGCCATAGAAAGCATAGACTTATTTGGGGAAGGTATAAGTGATACGACCAAACAAAAACTTCAACCATTTATGGAAGAATTGGAAGATTTGAATTTAATTTTAATGGAAATAGAGTGGGGGAATTTAGAGATTGACGATACTACTCTAACGGACATTAAAAATAGAATCACAAGTATTAAAAATCATATCATAAGTGAATTAGATTCAGATAAAAACCAAGCATTGGCAAGATTAGAGCCATTAAAGAAGTCATTAGGGGAAGAAGCATATAACGAATTAATAATTGCTAATACAAAATATTATGATGATTTAAGAGCAAACATTGATTCTGGTGAAGAAAGAATAAATACTTTAATGCAACAATATAATGATGGCAAAATAACCGATGTGAATGCTATGTGGGAAGAAATAAACGGAATAACTGCTACTTGGCAAAATGTAGGTATTGAGCATTTAACTGAAACAGAAGCAGAACAAAAATTAATTCTAAGTAGACTAAAAGAAGATAGCGTTGCGATTTCTACTGAATTAATGAGTGAATTGATTAAAAACGCAATAAATACAAAAGAAACAGCTATAAATGAAGCTATCGCACAATATGACGGTGTAATTAGAGAAGCCGATAGAATGTTGGAAGTTGGGGCAATAACTAATGAACAATATGACTTGATAAAAGCTAAAGCACTTGAAACCAAAGAAGATACAATAAAAAAAGCACAAGAACAATTTGATGGGATATTATCAACAGCACAAGAAAAATTCCCAGAAACAGTTGAATATATAGACTTGGAAAATGGAAATATATTGACTAATTGGGATATATTCAAAGAAAATGTTAAAAAAACTTGGGACACATTATGGTCTGACACCAAAGTAAAAAGTGAAACAACTTATAGTGGTATAAAAGACGATTTAGAAAAAAACAATAATACAATGTTGTCTAACCAAAAAGTTTTTGCAAGTGAATTTTGGACTAATTGGAAGAAATCGTGGGACACTTTATGGACAGATTTCACAACTTGGACTGGTAAAGTAGAAACTAATTTTTCAACAATGTGGTCTGGTCTAAAGAAAACCATTTCAACAAATGCAACTCAAATTGCACAAGAGTGGAGCAAATTTTGGTCAAATATTGGTAACTTTTTTATAAATATAGCGAATGGAATAATTGGTGGATTTGAAGGAATGATTAACAAAATAATAGGTGGAATAAATAAATTCATAAGCTGGATAAAAGATATACCATTCATTGGTGACGATATAGAAATTAATATGGTTGGTAGTGTTAAGTTGGATAGAATAAAACAAATAAAAGCTGATATAACACCAAAATCTAAACCAAATCTTGAATTTGCTAATGGTGGTATTCCAGATTACGGTCAAGTATTTATAGCCAGAGAAGCTGGTGCTGAATTAGTTGGTGGATTTGGTAGTAAGACAGCGGTTATGAATAATGACCAAATAGTAGAGGCAGTAAGTGTTGGTGTCGCCCAAGCTGTTGCAAGTGTTATGGGTGGTTCTAATGGAAATACCGTACTACAAGTTAAAATCGGCGAAGATACAATAGTTGAAAAAATGATTGGTTCAATAAATAGGCAAAATAGACTAAGTGGGAAAACCGTAATTAATGTTTAGAGGGGGTGTTGGTAATGGCAATAATAACAATAGATGGTGTTGATTTACCAGCACCTTCTTCTATGAGTATTCCAATGTCGGACTTGGATTCACCAGATACTACAAGAAACGAACTTGGAATTTTGCAGAGGGATAGAATAAGGTCAAATGTTTATAAAGTTGAATTTTCGTGGAATGTTTTAACAAATAGTGAAGTGTCAACGATATTAAACGCAATAGAGCCAGATAAATTTACTGTTACTTTTCCAACACCATATGGAAATGTTACAAAAGAAATGTATTGTGGTGACCGAAAATTAGAAGCAGTATTATATAGAAACGGAAACAATCCTTTATGGAGTTTGAGTTTTAATGTCATAGAATATTAGGTGGTGGAAAATGTATAGTGTTAGCGAAACTTATAAAAGTAAAATAAAAGAAAATGTAAGAACTTTCAAAATTATAGTTACTATACAACATTCCAATGGAACTTTAACATTATATGATGACGATATTGCGTCTAATACATTATATGTCGATGAAAAAAGTATAGTTGGTGGCGAATTTGTAGCTGGTGGAGTTGTAGCAAAAGAACTTGGTTTGACTATAATCAGAAAGCCAGAATATGATAGCATTAATTTTGATGGTGCAAAAATTTTACCAGAAGTTGGGTTATTATTAGCCGATGGTTATGATGAATATACTACATTCTTAAATCCGAATCAACCATCGTATTATCCAGAAATGGAAGATTTATTCGAGTTTGTTCNATTGGGAAGTTTTAATATAGATGAAGTAAATATACTTTCTAATACTTTGGAAATAAAAGCGGTCGACAATATGATAAAACTTGATGAGCCGTATTCGCTTTCAAGTTTGAGTTATCCAGCAACGTTAGAGAGTATATATTTGGATATTTGTACTTTTGCAGATGTTACACCAGCTACACTCTCATTCACCAATGCCGATTATGTTGTTACCACAAAGTTTACTGAAAACGCAACTTATAGAGATATATTGGCTTGGGTATGTGAATTATCTGGAACATTCGCTTATATAAATAAAAACAATGGGTTGGAACTTAGATGGTACACCCCAAGTGGCGAAGTTTACGATGGAA